ATCACGCGCAGGGTGCAGCCACTAAAAACTAGAAGGGCATGCGAGTTCTAGAGTTGTTTGCAGGTAGTCGCAGCATCGGCAAAGCGGCAGAGCAGTTAGGCATGGAGGTGTACAGCACTGACATCACAGCCTACGACGGCATTGATTTGGTGGCAGATATTAGAGACGTGCAAGCTCACAACCTGCCAGGCGAGTTTGATATTATATGGGCTAGCCCGCCGTGCACAGCTTTTAGCGTTGCAGCAATGGGCCACCACTGGGCACCAGGCTACGTGCCAAAAACTGAGGGCGCGCAGTTGGGCATGCAGTTGTCTATAAAAACAGTGCAGCTGATAAAAGAACTGAACCCACAATATTGGTTTATTGAAAATCCGCGCGGCATGATGCGTAAGATGGAATGGATGCAAGAGCTGCCACGCACAACGGTCTGGTATTGTCGCTATGGTGACAACCGCGCAAAGCCGACGGATATTTGGAGCAACAATATATACAGCCTCAGCAGGCCAGACGGCTTTCAGGCACGCACATGTAGCAACGGCAATGTGCATTGCCACCACGACAAATGCCCGCGAGGAAGCAACAACGGACTAGGCACACAGGGACGCAAAAACAACCACGAGCGCAGCAAGATACCACACGAGCTGTGCATTGAAATACTAAAATCTTGTCAGCATGACAGCACAACAGACTAAGAAGTACAACGACCTGCTCAACGCATACGAGAAGCGGGCAGACTTGACACCAGGCCAGCAGCAACTGCTGTACACATTGGCTTGCGTAATCATTGAAGAGAAGCACCTGCAGGACTACTGCGACGAACACGGCACGTGTTACGCAATGACGGCCAAGAGCGGCGACGTCATGAACCGCATGCGTCCAGAGTGGCAGCAGCTCAAAGAGGCGCGCCACCGCAAGCAGATTATTATTACGCGCCTGGAAAATTGGATTGGCGAGGGCAAGGAAGTAGCAGACGAGGCAGACAAGTACTTTGGCTGATTACCACTTCGACGACGCAGCAGCGGACCGCGCTGTTGAATTTATCGAGCGCTTTTGCACGCACGTCAAGGGCGAGTTGGGCGGCCAGCCGTTTCTGCTAGAGAAGTGGCAGAAGGACGACATTATACGTCCGCTGTTTGGCTGGAAGAAAGAGGACGGCACGCGCAGGTACCGCACTTGCTACGTTGAGATACCACGCAAAAACGGCAAGTCAAACCTGAGCGCGGCCATTGCATTGTACATGCTGTTTGCTGATGGCGAGCCAGGCGCAGAGGTAATCAGCGCAGCGGGCGACCGTGGACAGGCCAACATTGTGTTTAACATCGCGCAGGAGATGATTAACAACAGCCGCCACCTGCGCAGCAGGGCACGCGTCCTGCGCAACGTGGTGCAGTATAAGTCGAGCTGGTATAAGTCGATTAGCGCGGAGGCCTACACGAAGCACGGCCTAAACTGTCACGCTGTAATTTTTGACGAGCTGCACACGCAGCCAAACCGCGACCTGTGGGACGTTCTGACTACATCAACAGGCGCACGGCGCCAGCCGCTTGTGATGGCACTAACAACAGCGGGCCACGATCGCGCCAGCATCTGCTACGAAGTGCACGAATACGCAAAGGGCGTGCGGGACGGTGTGATTGACGACGACACGTTTTTGCCTGTGCTGTACGCTGCCGACATTGACGACGACTGGACAGATGAAGCGACGTGGCGCAAGGCAAACCCAGGCTTTGGCAGCATCTGTCACAAAGACTACTTTGAACAAGCTGTTAAGAATGCCAAGGCAAACCCTAGCATGGTCAACAGTTTCTTACGTTTGCACCTAAATATCTGGACATCAGCAGAGACCGCCTGGATTCCTGACGACATCTGGATGAAAGGCGCCAAAGAAATACCACATGACAGGCTGCACACACTTCCTTGCTATGGCGGGCTTGATCTTGCATCTACACAAGACCTCACTGCATTCGCGCTACTTTTTGCTGACGTGGAGCACGATTGTTTTTATCTGCTTGTGCATCAGTTTGTCAACTCCGAAAAAGCGCACACCAAAAAGCTGAGCGCAGGCATTGACTACATCGCGTTCGAGCGCGAAGGCGACATCACAATCACGCCAGGCAACGTCACAGATTACCGCGTGGTGAAGGACTACATTAACGCACAGTGCGCTAAGTACGACGTGCGCAGCATTGGATACGATCCGCGCTTCAGCACCTACATTGTCAGCGAGCTGGAGGCCGACGGCGTGCAGATGGCGCCAATGGCTCAAAACATCACAACCATGAACGGTCCAACAAAGGAATTTGAGATGGCCGCGATGAAGGGCCAAATCATACACGGCGGCAACCGCTGTATGAGATGGCAGATGGGCTGCGCTGTTGTGTACACAGACGTTAACGAGAACAAGCGTGTGACTAAGGAGAAGCAGGAGAACAAGAAAGTGGACGGCGTGATTGCTAGCATCATTGCCATGAACGAATACTGCCACACATTAGGCGCTGACGATTTCTTTTTCGACGTCTTGGATTTGTGACGTAACTTGCTTATATTCTAGCTTCACTCGCACTGCATGGCCACACTAACAGACCGTCTCAGCGCCTTGTTCCGCTATCGCGTGGGCAAGTACAACAGCCAGACAATTGAGGCCGAGATGGGCATCAACCCAATCGTGCGCAGCGGCGTCAATGTTACGGAGCAGAGCGCCCTGGCCATCTCTACAGTGTACGCTTGCATTAACAAGATTGCAAGCACAATCAGCAGCTTGGGCCTTGAGATTTACGTGCAGGACGGACGCAACATGGAGGTGGCCAATCAGCACCCAGCGTATGACCTGATTACGGCAGCGCCCAACGAGCACCAAAACGCGTACGACTTCTGGGAGACGCTGATGAGCAGCGCGCTGATGTACGGCTGCGGCTACGCCATCATCGAGCGCAACGCACGAGGTTATGCAGAGCGCCTTGTGCCTGTGAGCTACTACGATGTGGACGTCAAGGAGGTTGAAGGCGAGCGCGTGTTTGTGATTCGCGACTACGGCGCTGTGACGCAGGACAACATGCTGGAGATTTCTTGCATGAACAAGATGTCGCCAATTCGCCTGCATCGCGAAAACATGGGCCTGGCCAAGGCTGCGCAGGACTTTGGCAGCGAGTACTTTGGGCAAAAGGGCCAGATGACTGGCGTGCTGGCATCAGATCAGCCACTGCGCAAAGAGCAGATGGACGTGATTCAGAACAGCTGGAATCAGAGCGCAATGAACGCAGGCACCAAGCTGCTGCCGTTTGGCTTTAAGTACCAGCGCATCACAATCACACCAGACGAGGCGCAGTTTATTGAGACGCGCAAGTTTCAAGCTGAAGAGATTTGCCGCATCTACAGCGTGCCCACGTCGCTGGTGCAGCTGCCCTCACAGACTACGTTCAACAACGTCGAGCAGCAAAACCTGCAGTTTGCACGCCACACGATTGCACCGTGGGCCAAGCGCATTGAGCAGGAGATTGACCGCAAGCTGATCCAGAGCTTTGAGCGGCCAGAGGTGTACAGCAAGTTTAACATGAACGACTTGTACCGCGGCGACCTCGCAGCGCGCACCAACTTCTACCAGCAGATGCTGCAGAGCGGTGTGATGAGCATTAACGAGGTGCGGGCGCGGGAGCAGATGAACCCTGTGGAGGGCGGCGACGTCCACACAGTGCAAATCAACCAAATCGCGTTGGACCGCCTCGGCGAGTACAGCGACAAAGTTTCAAACGATGGAGGACAACCAACAGTATAAAGACGCTGAGAAGCGGACGATAGGCACCATTGAGGTGCGCGAGGCCGACAGCGACGACATGGTGCTGGAGGGCTACGCTGCTGTGTTTAACAGTGAGACAGACCTCGGGCACTTCCGTGAAGTAATTAAGCCAGGCGCATTCGACGACGTGATGACAAACGACGTGCGCGCGCTGATTAACCACGACCCGAATTTGATTCTTGGACGTACCGAGAACGGCACACTGGAGTTGAGCACAGACGAGCGCGGGCTCAAGTACCGCGTCAAGCTGGGCAACCAACAGTATGCGAAAGACTTCTACGAGAGCGTGAAACGCGGTGACATCAGCCAGAGCAGCTTTGCATTTACAATCAAAGACCAGAGCTGGAACGAAGAGCGCACCGTGCGCAGCGTAGATAAGGTGCGGCAGTTGTTGGATGTGTCACCTGTGACTT